TATCTATGTAATCCCATCTTCTCCATTTCTCGATTATAACTTCTCTTTTCATATAATAAATTGTCTTTCTTGCATTTCAAGTATACCACCAATTATTGACTTGTTTATTTCTTTTGCAAGTTCTTCTGAAAGAAGAACTGTTAACTCTGCTTCAGCATCGATTGAGTGGTAGGCCTCAAGGTATTGCGCCATCTCCGGAGTCCACTTTATTTTTATTCTGCTTCCGTTAAAATAAATTCCATCTTTCGACTGTTTTTTTACAATGTCTCCGTACTTGTTAAGCCAAATCCTATTTCCAAACGAATCGACGTAGTTCCATATTTTGAACTTTTCCATAATCACAAAACGTTTCTCTCCGTATTTTTTCATACTGTGTATTTTCCTTTCGACATAGATTCAATCAACGAAAAAATTATAGTTAACAACTTAAACCTATATGCCTTTTGTCTTTTAAGCAAATTTCTCTTGCTTATTTTTTCTGTTATGACAAATCTTCGGTTTCCGTGAACGACTTCATCGTAGTCTGGATAATCAGGCATTTTTAATACTCGCTCAAATTATCTTGTCTCTGCTTACGTATGCTTTCGCGCATCTTAGTTGCAAGCTTCCACATTTCTTTCAAGGTTTTTCTTGCCCTGACAGAAGCTGCTCTATTTTTCGTTCTTCCAATAAATTTATAAGTGTCGACTTCAAGCTCAGCCATAAGTTTGCGCATCTTTTGATAATGCTCGTCTATGTTGTACTTATCGTAGAATAGTTTTTGGTCGTTTGTTCCCATGCCTTTTCTTTTTGAATTTATTCAGTCTTTTCAGTTTCGCTGTCTTCAACACTTTCATTAAGTGCTTGAAGTTTCTTTTCCATATTCTCAAGAAGTATTCTTGTCTTGGCCTGCATAACACCATTTTTTTTAAGCAACTTAGTGCTCTCAGCCAATGGCTCTGGTGCAACTTCTTCACCTGCTTCTGCACCAACTTCAGCCCCTCCAGCTCCAACCTCAGGGCCGGCGCCTACCTCAGCACCAGCTTCTGGTGTCGCACCAACTTCAGCGCCACCACCTAATCCACCTCCAAGACCACCAAGAGTTCCTCCTCCTCCGAATCCACCACCTCCGCCTGCGCCAGCATCTCCACCTTCTGCAGGTGGTGCTGTTGGAGCTTGCCCCGGAACAAATCCAGGTCTTCTAAATTTCGAATCGAGCTCAGCAAATATTCCAGTTTCAAGATATTCATCTATGGCCTGGTCTATTTCAGAGAACATTTTCTTCTCTACCTTTTTCTGTCTGAGTATTTGTTTTATTTCGCTTTCTGAGAATCCCATTATGTACTGCATCGCCCAAGTATATGAAACCGGTGAAGTAGCATCATTAGTGAACATTTCCTTGAACACTTCTATTCTAGCCTTCATCACTTCTAGCTTCAACAACTCCTGTTGAGTAGAAGGGTTGGTAAGTGCTAATCTGAAATTATCTAAATCGTCTTCAAATCCGAGAAAGTATAAATGTATATTCGCGACCCTACGTAGTTCTATAAGCAATGCTTCCTGAAGCCTGTTTATAGTTCTGCTAAATCTCAAATCTGCTTGTGCCAATGCTGAACCGCCGGGAATTGTTTCTGCATAATTTAAGTATGGCTTTGGAACTTTAAGCGCGGCAAATAATTTGTTCTGAAGATATTCAACGTCGGCTATAGCGTCCAAATTGGCTGCACCTGGCAATGTTTCTACTCTTGAACTTTTATCTCCTCTTATTGGAAGGAAATAATCCTCTTCATGTGTAATTGGGTTGAACTTAAAATTTATATTTCCGGAACTTTCATTAACAACCGGAGATTTTTTAATTTCTCTTTTTACCTTTTCAATATACTGAGGCACATCGGCAGGGTCCAAGTTTCCAACCTCTATGTAGTACACCCTTCTTTCCGGAGCCCTTATTACTCTATAAACAAGCATTGCATCCTCAGCAAGTTGTAATTGCTTCCAAAGTTTTCTTGCTGGAGACAAGACAGAAGTTCCATATGGAAGCCTGCTTCCGTCTCCGGGTATTCTAAAGTGAGCAACCTGCCATTCTTCAAAATACATATTGTTAGTTTCCCACCTGAAACGTGCAGAATTTATATTACCATCCCAACCCTCTTCTCTGTGTATTTCAGATGGTGGAAGCATTCTCGCGTCGAATACTCCTTTCTCTTGGTCTATTTCAAGTTTCAAAAACATATCTCCGAATTTGAGACATTCTCTTGCCCAATAACTCAAGTTGAAATCAATATTCAACACATTCATAAAAAGGTCATTCAAAATCTTCTTCACACGCACATTTTCAGAATAAACAGCCAATATCTCTCCGCGTTCATTTTTAGTGACTATTTCATCCGACATTATATCAAGCGCCGCCGCCACTTCCGGCGAAAGGTCCATAGCCCTGTAATCTTGATAAGATGTGAGCCTATCTGCATCATAATATACAGAGCGGGAATAAAGGTCATGTGCTATCTTAAATGACTGCACATCAAGAAAATCCTGTTGCATCTGCTGCACAGTTTGTGAGGTTTCTTTTGGCATATTAACACCAGTCAGTACACTCCTCTGTATAGAAGGGTCCGGAGTTATAATCCTCCTCCCTCTCCTAAGGGCTTTGAGGACGTTAAAAAATACACTATCATTTCTTCCTGCTGCCATGTTTTTGTTGTTTTATGTTACAAATAAATATGTCGTTTGAATTAAAGTAAAGGGAAAATCAACTTTTATCCCTTGATTGGTCCATAAAGCCACGACAGGTCATCATCGTCTTTATTTGTGGGTGGTTGCATTCGTTGTGCGCCTTGTTCGGCCTGTCTCGACTGAACAACAGTATTAATGTTGAATTTGTCAGTATTAGAGCTTTTTCCGATTGAATCAAGCATAGCTTTATAAAATTCTCTGCTCTTAAATACGTTGTCAAATTCTGTCTCTCTCATAAAAAGAGCTATTCCGAACGCGATTATCAAATCGTCGTGGTATCCACTTGAGTGTTCCGCTTTATCGCCAACGAATACGAACGTCTTAAATTCGTCCAATAACCTAGTCGACCTTATTTTAACTTCACCATTACGCATATGCTTCGTAATACTTCCTATTACGAGTGGCCTTGATTTCATTGTTGTTTGAAACCCAGGTATTTCAGACTCTGCATCCACGCTATCATACCCAGGATACCTGATATAAATCTTCTTAACTGACTTGGAGTGATATATCCTATTAGAGTCATATTTCAGATGCTTTTTAAGAGTAAGTGATGTAACAAGCCCGAAACTGTTACATTCAATAGCTACGAACGCATTATTATATTCCTTTGCAACTTTATAGATGATATGAGCAAATATATCCGGCGGGACTTTTCCTTGATATTCCGCCACTTGAACTAGCCTGTCAGCGTCCAACACCTGTATCGTAGAATAATCGCTCCCATCGCCCCTTCCTACGTCCGCAGCCATAATATAATTGGTCTTTTCCACTGGCTTATCCCATACTAAAAATGACGTCTGCCGGTCTTCTACAAATCCAGTTCCTTCGTTTTTATAATCGTACCAGCATACCGGTTTAACATTTTGACAATCTTTCTCATATTTGTCAAGAACGTGATTTTCTACAACCAAAGCTGCTGAGCCCTCAAACGACAAATCAAGCTCCTGCGATATTTTAACCATATCGTATTGGTATTTTTCACACTGTTGCTCGTACCAAGGGCTCCATATGAATTCCTTACCAAATTCGTCAACGCGCTTTTCCATATCCTTTGAAAATTGCGGATGCATAGACCAATGAAGTTCCGACCTTACAAAATCATTTTCGTCTTTCTTAGATGCTATCCAAGTACCGTGATACAAGTTTCCTGTTCCTTTTGGAGTCGAAAGCATTATACATTTTCCTTGAGTTGCTGATAATGCAAGTCCAGCAGCCATCCAAATATCATCCGCGTGCTCAATAAACGCAGTCTCGTCAAGAACAAGCATAGAAAGCGCCTCTCCTCGTCCGGCATCCTTAGAAGAAGCAACAGCCTTTACCCAAGAGCCGTTTGAAAAACGTATTTTCTTGGTATTATTTTCAAGCCTCATAGAAGGAAGCAAAAACGCCGGCATATGGTCTAAGAATTGCCTTATAGTTTCCAGAAGTCGTACAGCCGAATCTCCCTTATTTGCAACTATCAATATTTTCTCATCTATACTGAATATTAACCTCCAAGCAACGTAACCGGCCGTTATGACACTCAAACCCATCTGACGGCTCTTGAGAACTATATTATTCTGATTTTTGTGGTATTTCCATATTGTCTCCTCCTGATACGGATAGCAGGTCATACGTCCGACCTGCTGTTTAGCAATATCATAAACGTATCCATACGTGTTCAGGAAGTAAATCGGGTCACGTGCACATTTTATGTACTCTTTTAGCTCGTCCGTTGTCATCTTTTGGAAAAAAGTTGATTTTCCAATAAATAGTGGCTGGAAAACAATCCCATTGCTAAAAAAGCAGATTTTAAGGCACTATCTGCGTAAATTCACAGTGGTTTGGTTGTATTTCAAAAATTGTGCTTATTCCTTCTATGTCTATTGAAACCGGAAGGCACCCGTAGAGTATCCACCTATCCGGACCTACCTCATAAAAGTCATCATACAGTCTTTCTAATATGATATTACAAGCCCTCGAGTGTGCATAATTCTTGTGATGCTCTCCAAACATATGTGCGTTTATCCACTTGGAAAAATGCTCTCCGTTATTAGGTCCTTCACATTCAATAATTCTACATCTCAAAGCACCCCACTCTTGAAATCTCCCAATATATGTGTCGTTCATTTTCATAACCGGTATCGAAACACCATCAGCAATAAACCGTTCAATATGGTTTTTATAATAAAAAGAAATCCTAAAGAATCCGTTTTCACACGTTTTTTTGGAAATAAATTTTTCGATTAAAACTTTTCTTGTTTGTGGAAAAAGACCGATGTTCATATACAAATGAACGCCCGCTCGTAAGAAAAGTAAACGTTACAAACCAACGTATATGGTCGGACTTGGGTCAACTTCACTATCTGGTCTCGAGTCATATGAGTCCGAAATGTATATCACGTCAGTAAGAGAATTCTTGAGTTCGAATTGATGGAATCCGAACGTTGATGCCGAAAAAGACGCAGAAAATATCGCCCGGGACGCATCAGTCAAAGAAATAGATAATGTAACGGCCGTGGTAGATGAACCATCTATAAAAAATGCCTTAGAAAACGTAGCGGCGCTTATTGGATTATTATCCAAATCCGCCGAAACGACCAACTCGTAAACTGTATGTCCTGTCTTTATTCTCATCTTTTATAAATAGCCATTCTTATTCAAGAGGAAATTCTTTCTTCATAAAGAACGGACACTTCCAGCGGGTCTGCATATCTTTCTATGTCCTGTGGCGAAGGAAGCTTAACGTTCAAATAACATATGCACCCTAAGTCGTTCAAAAAGTCTCTTGCAATGTCACTACACACTGGTCGTCTCTTCTTGTTTATCCATTTAGCATCCAATTTTAATTTCAACTTTACCAATCTCCTCAGTAGCCCCCAATATCCATAAACCTCATCCCTCTCAACTCTATTTAAGGAATTTCCTATTGCAACTTCCATTTCAATTTTCTTAAACTTATTTTTACGAACCAAACAAAAATCTTTATATATCTTCATTCTACGAGACATTGGAACTAATTCTACCCCGTTCGTCCAAGCGTCTATAATGAAAAGCCTGTCATCAACCCAGTATGCTATTCCTGTATGACTATAATAGGCACCATCTGCCCATCTTATTATTCCAGATATGTATCCGTCACCATTAAAGATGATAACATCACCGGTTTTAATTTCGTTTCTGAGTTTATCGTATTTTTCCATTTTTATGATAATATGTTTACGAGTCCTAATTTGACTGTGTTGTTATCTTGAACAGAATTTGTAATACCAATTCTCGAACTTCCTGAAATTGAAAACGCCCATCCGGGTATGGTGGATTTGACGTCGAACACGCCTTCGTCGGCATTTACGATGTTAGCCGTGACATAGCCCTTTATGGACGAATTGGTGCTTCCGGTTATCAACGAAACCAAGCCGTTTGAAATCTCTGACTTTGTCGGTGTTGCGGACGATGCAAAAGAGAACTCAACGGAATTCACTGTGACCGAATCGGTCTGCGTCGAAACCGAATCGACTATCGTGGTCGCCGTCACCCTTTCGACTTGCGCAACGCCCAAATAAGGCTTCGTACTGGCCGATATCGCATTTATCAACGGCGTCTTGTATCCTTCTATAAATATGTTCAATTGGCCAGTCACGCTTGTTAACAGGTCGAAGCTGTAAGGGAGACTTATTGCGCCTATGGAATATATCTTTGCTTCAGCGATTAGGTTTTTTCTGAGCGAGATTCCCTCGTTTATGGCCTCTACTGGAGAATAATACTTTGTAAAAACAGAAGTCATACCTATGCTTTCGTTTTTAAGAATCCAATTGGACGTCTGCGTCCTAGCCGTTACCAGTCCGACGACATCCCTAGAATATTCCCTGAATTCGCAAACAACCAAGTCGCTGTACGTCAAAGAGGACGCAACGTATTTTTTGTAATATTCGACTTTCCTAAGCTCGCCTTTCGTTATCGTCCTTTTCTTGTGAAATCCGAGAATGTCATAGTCGATTTTCAACGGATTTTCAACTGAATCGTTTATCTTGAATTTTTTTGAGTTGTCATAATCGGGATTAAACACGTAATCGTTAACCAAGGAATCTAACGAGTCCTTTTCCGACTGCGTAAGATTGTTGAAAAAAACGAACGTTATGTTAGAATCAGACGTGTGGCAGTGGCCGTCCAGCGTTTCACCTTCGTAAGAGGCTACCAGCTTTTTATTCAAAGTAGAATAAACCAAATCCAGCAATTGGTCGAGGTTGTGTTGTTGTATGATGTATTTATATGATTCCATTTAGGCCATATTTGAATTAAGTATTCCGATAATTGACAACGTTCGGTTAGTCAATGTGACCGTTCCTGTAGCCGCCGAAAACTGGATTTTTATCACGTCCCCGCTCGTTACTCCTGTCGTCACGCATGATGTCGACACGCTCCTGTTGGCTGCGTTCAAGGAAGCCCCTGCGTTTGTCACGGTTCTTAGCGAGCCGTTGATTTCGACTCCGTTTTTAAACGCCTTTATGCTGGAAGAACCAGCGTTGTTGTTGTTGCTCAGTTGTGTGTCGAAATATACCTGATACGTTGTGGCCGACGAACCAAGGTTTTTTGTAGTCAAAGTCATCGCTCCAACGTCTATGAGAGCGGTTGTCGTCGTGACTGTGTTTCCAGTGGAAACCGACTGCATATCCAGCTTGGTCGCGCTAGCACTTACGGACGTGGCGAAAATAAAAGACAAGTCGGTGCTTCCGGAATAAATCGTACCTCCGGAAAGCGTTGTGGCAGAAAGAGAAGAAAACCTTGACGCACCGCTGACCACTATATTGTCTATCGTGAGCGCGCTTACGTTGACAGTTGGAAAATTTCCTGTCCCTCCGGTATACGTGTTAGTCCCAGGTTGTACCCTAGTGATATCGTTGCTACCGTCGATTATCGATGCGAAAATAAAAGACAAGTCGGTGCTTCCGGAATAAATCGTACCTCCGGAAAGCGTTGTGGCAGACAAGGATGAAAACGAAGAATTGCTCGAAGAAATCATGTTTCCGCCAAGAAACACGGTAGTCGCGCTCAAAGTTGAGGACGAAAGCGAATCTGCTATTATGTTGTTTATCTCTAGTGACATTTTCTTTATCTAAATCCTTCTCCTGTTTCGCAAGCAATCCAGAAAACGTTGGTTGTAAACGCTCCGTTCGCATTGGCATTTATCGTAAATCCGCTCGACGCCTTCGATTCAATCGTCCACGTCCTGTTCGGCTCTCCGGTGACCGTAACCGCATAGTCGTTCGTAGGAAACGACGTTGTAAAAACGACCGTCGAAGTCTTTGGATTTCCTGCGAACGTGCTTCCGGATGCCACGCCTGCCTTTTGTAATAAATATCCAGACTTCTGATGGAATATCCCCTCTAAATTAGTAGACCCGCTGAATATAGTTCCCCCAGAAATAGTTCCAGCGGACAGCGAATTGAACCTTGACGAACCGCTGACGAATATGCTGTCAATCGTAAGGGCGCTAACATTCACTGTTGGGAAATTCACCGTCCCTCCGGTATATGTATTCGTTCCAGGCTGGACTCTCGTGATGTCGTTGTTATCTCCGGCAATTGTCTGAAAAATAAGAGACAAGTCGGTTGAGCCAGAATAAATCGTCCCCCCCGAAAGCGTAGTAGCTGAAAGCGAGGAAAACCTCGATTGGCCACTTGCTACAACGAAATCAATCGTCAAGGCGCTGACATTCACTGTGGGGAAATTATTCGTTCCTCCCGTGTAAGTGTTCAGCCCATTTTGAACCCTAGTGATGTCGTTATTGTCTCCGGCAATTGTCTGAAAAATAAGAGACAAATCGGTTGAGCCGGAATAAATCGTACCTCCAGAAAGCGTCGTGGCTGAAAGAGAAGAAAACCTTGACGCGCCACTGACCACTATGTTATCAATCGTCAAGGCACTCACGTTGACAGTAGGGAAGTTATTCGTGCCACCCGTATAAGTGTTAAGACCGTTTTGAACACGCGTTACGTCGTTCAACTCCGTACTGGTAACTATGCTGTATATTACAGATTCGAGATTCGTCGAGCCACTAAATAATGTTCCTCCAGAAAGCGTTGAGGCTGACAAAGAATTGAATCTTGAAGACCCGCTTGTGAAAATATTATCTATCGTAAGGGCGCTAACATTCACTGTTGGGAAATTCCCAGTCCCTCCTGTATACGTGTTCAATCCATTTTGAA